TTACGCTTGGCAGTCCTTATAGTAGCATTATTGATTACTACATTACCCGCCTCATACATTTGAATACCATCTAACTCAGACGTGTCAGATATAATGTTGGTTAAGTGGATATCATGGGTTGCGTACTTCACAACAAGAGTGCCACCAGAACTACCAGCAGTAGCATCTTCTGAAATGTACTTAATAATATTACCGCTAACACTGTAGATAGGGAACGATCCGTTAAAGCCAGCAACACTAGCGCCAGACACATTGATCCAGCCATCAGCAGTAAACAATGTACCTGATATTGGCGTACCCATGTTTACCGTAACCATTCGCACAGTGACGTTAGATGTACCTGTTGGTGCTACGTTAATAACTGCATCAGCAGCGGTTGCAGATGCCCCAGTAAAGGAAATACTATTCTCTGCTCTAAAGCCATAACCGCAGTTGATTGCAATACAGTTAGTGAGGTTAGTGTTTCTTTGTGGAGCGTGAAGTCTAAAGCCCATGTTAGAACAATCTTTAGCAGTGCAGTTAGTAAGCTGTGCGCCTGTGTTATAAGCTAAAGCAAAGCCATTACCAAAGTTGTTGCCGTCTGCACGACAGTTAGACATAGCTAGTTCAGGAGCTAGACAATACCACCCGTTGTCATACGTCCAGTTAAATGCGTTACATGCATCAACAACAACCTGGAACCCGCCAATGTAGAAACAAGTAGCTGATGTGTTCACTGAACATCCGCGCATGTAGGTGTAAGCAGAAGAAACTAAGATTCCTCGTGGCGTACCAGAGTTACCATTGATAGACCAAGATGTAGCGTTATAAACAGTACAATCAAAGATAGAATTTTGTAATTGAAAATTAAAACCAGCACGAGTGCCTGTAATAACGAACCCAGACCAACCGTCTTTAAAGTAACAATCTCTAATGCGTGAGCGAGAAGCGTACTGTAAGTAAACACCACCAATACCTTTGTTAGTAGAAGTAGCAGAACCATTAGCAACAGGTGTTACACGATTACCATGAAACGCAATGTTTTCAATATGCATCGAGTCATTACCAGCAGAGTCACTATCAGAATACGCTTGGTTAACAAGAATTGAAGTAGCTAATGTACCTAGTGTAGTACCTACTGTTCCACCTTCCTTTAGAATAGTAGCTTCAGTACCATCACCATATAGCTTAGTGTTGCTTTTAATTCTAAGGGTAGTGTTAATGATGTAAGTGCCAGCAGGAATATACACCTGACCCTTGAGGTCGAGTGCGGCCTGGATAGCTGCGCTGTCATCAGTTACGCCATCACCTGTAGCGCCAAAGTCTTTAACATTATTAGGCGCTCCCGATATCATTCTATTGTGTGCGAGTGTTAATGCCATGTTTATAACTCCGGTCTAGTTGTGGGGAACGAATCCGTAGACGGCCAGTTCCTTAGTAAAATTCTGTAGCTTAAATAATCAGCATGTTGCGGATGGTCTGTCAAAGGTACTATGTAGTCTGTAGATGACAGTTTGATATTGCGCCATTGTCGGGCTTCTTCTTCTACTGTAGGTTCTACGGGTGTAGGTGCAACATACAATTCATAGTGTTCAAAGTTAGCTTCAACAAACTCAGCATCAGCATTGATGGTATTTGTAATGTTGCCATCAGCATCTTTAATATTATATTTCATTTCATATCTCCTTATTATGGTAGGTACTGGATAACAACAACACCGTCACCGCCAAGACCGCCAGCGGCTCCTTTAGTATTCCTGAGAATTCCTGCCCCTCCACCACCACCTAGACCCCCAGCACCTCCATATATAGACATATAAATATTAGCTTGGTCACACATGACATTACCGCCTCCAGCTAAAAATCCACCATCGCTAACAAGAGTTTGCATGGAGCTGTTTGTAGAGGTGGGGTTACGACACCCTATCCCCCCTTTGCCGCCCATTAGTACACCCTCTTTAGAATCCCAAAAGTTTCCCTGTATTTGGGGAGTTCCTGCGTAAAACCCTGTATCTTGTGCGAGAACAGTTGCGTTATGAGTAGTTCCCGTGTTTGTTAAATTAACAGCCCCGCCTCCAGCAAAAGTTCTGCCGTTGCCGCCTGTGTAATTTAAATCGCCTCCACTTGCAGTCCCGCCTGCTGCTAAACTAACTCTTGCCCCTCTTTGACCACCGTTAGCTGTCAATGTGCTTCCTAAACCTGTACCAGCAACTGTTGAGTTTCCTCCGTCATATCCTGACTCATAAACAGAGGTGCTATCAACATTAGTAATTCTGGCGGCTCCTCCTGCTCCAACAACCACAGTAAAAGAACCAGAAGTTGTAACAGCTAAACTGTTCTTTTTGCAATATCCGCCTGCTCCACCTCCGCGCATGTTTGGCAGGTTAGACTGCCCACCTATACTCCCACTACCTCCAGCACCTACAACGTGAATGCAAATATTGCCATCCTGCGGTGGAACCCAAGTCTGGGACTTGCTTAAAAAGAATGTAGGGAATGATGCAGAGCCACCACCGCCTACGAAATCACTAAAGTTGCTCACGACATCACCCACCCTTGGACTGCGTCCGTATATATAAATTGAATTGATAAGTAAGCTGCATCCATAGTAAAGTCAGCATTTAGGCTCATTATCTTTGACCCGTTCCTACCTACTACTGTGTTGACAAAGTTGCCTACCGTTACAATAACTCTTTGCCCTATTGTTGGGCTGGCAGGAAGAGTAATAGTTTTTCCTGCTGCGCTGACATAAACAGCAGTGTTTACTGTAGCCGTTAAAGATGAAGCTGTAACCGTAGTAGTTATGCCTACTGAAATAGGAACCGAAGCTAACTTGGCTGCTGTTACTGCAAGGTTTGCTATCTTTGCTGTAGTTACCGCAAGGTCTGCAAGTTTAGGCGTAGTTACTGCAAGGTTTGCAAGTTTAGGAGTAGTTACTGATCCGTCTGCTGGCACATTAACTATGGTTTCTATAAACGCTGCTAACACCATCTCAATAGCAGAGTTAAGAGGAGGAGCCTGACTAAAGGTAACTACCTTTCCTAATGTGGAGTAAGTAGACTTTGACTGATACACACCGTCAATATATATAAATACGTTATTCTCAATGCCAGCTTCAGGCATAGTAAAGGCTGTAGTAGTACCATTACCTGTAAAGGAATAGACATTTAAATCTGTAGTGTCAGCAGCATTAACCTCACCCTCTACCAACGCTCTTGTCTCAACAGATGCATTCAGGGGAGGGGCTTCATAAAAGGTTAGGTTGTTACCCGATACTGTGTAAGACGATACCTGCTGCATAATACCGTCAATGGTAATCTGCAATAAGCTAGGGCTAGTAGGTGCGCTAGTCAGTGTAAAGGTAGTAGTTGTGCCATTACCTGTAAACACATTAACATCAAGTGTCTTTAGTTCTCCCTCTACATAGTCCTTAACAAACACAGCACCAGCAGAATCGAATGTAAGCAGCTTATTAGCGCGAGTAGCAGCAACTGGTAGAACCATATTGATTGTGCTGGGATCAGCGTTAGGCATCCTTACAGAGCGATCTGTGCTGGTTATACCCTGCTGTAGTGCTAACCACAGTGCATCAAAGTCCCCGTTAACGTCTAGGGCTAGGAAGTCACCGCTGTTCTGGTAGTTAGTAGTACGCGCCAAATCCATATCTAAGTAGACAGATATCTTGTCGTTAAGAGTAGCGCCTGTAGTTAAGGTTACATTACCACCGTATGAACCTATGCCACTCAGGGTGTATTTAGACCCCAGCGATAAAGCTACGCCATTCTGCAATACCTTTATATCGCCTTCAGCTAAAGCCGTAAACGTATACGGGAATACCGTCTGCCCACTTGAGGCAATAAAGTCATCCCTAGTTGTTGCTGCTGTTACTGTCATTTCTGCACCCCAATAATTGTGCTAATTATACTACATTCGAGTTTATAGATCACCGATAGCTTCCTCTACATAATCAAACACCTTACTTGCGGCAACATGATTTTGATAAGGTATTAACCTTCTTATCGCTCTAATATCTGCATCGGTCATATCTCCTTCTGAGGAGATTGCATTAGCTGCTTTTATTATAGTAGTTAAACCGCTGCCTATTGTTGGGCCTAACAAAGACTCAGATACGCTTCTGGCTACTTGTCTACTAGCTTCTTCGCTGGTTCCTAGCAATGACCTCATGCCTACACTGTTTCCTGAAATTTTTGCTATAGTAGTGTCAGCTTCCATTAGCATCCCCATAACACCAGACCTTTCAATTCCTTCTAAAACCCATACGCTTGGGTCTTCACTTAACTCTCTACCTGCAATTTTTGCTTTTAAGTAGTAAGTAAACATTCCCATACCTACCAGAGAAGTAAACCCTCCAATGGTGTTGTGATCCTGTCGCTGTAGACCAGCAATTAGTACCCTTTGCGTTGCTGATAATATAAATGATCTAAATTGCCCTACAGTCTTGCCCATTTCCCTAGACATAAACAAAGGCTTCTCTTGGCCAGGAATAATAATTACTCGATCACTTTCCTTTCTAACCGCAGCCCCCCACATTCTTTCCAAATCTGGGCGATCCCAATTTTTAGCGTTGGTTAACCAAATGCCATCTTGGTTAGAGCCATATAGCTTTACTTGGGCATACATATCTTTTGCAGATTGCTCGTCAATACCTAGCCTAGCTAATCGTTTGTCATACTTGCCTTTAGATAACCCATCGAAAATAGAGGTCTGCATTGTGACTGCATGAAGCTGTTTCATTCCAGCAGTCCAATAATCAAGAAGGTTAATCTTGCCAAACTTACTAGCTCCAGCCCGAAGCCCTCTCTCTAGCATTGTCCCGCCTTGAGCGTAATCACCAACGTCTGCAATAACTTCTGACTTGCCTGACATAATTGCATCATTGCCTACACCGTAACGCTTCAACTCTGCCGCTGCTACTTTAAATCTTTTTGAGTTAGCCACTAGAGGAGCAAGGCCACTTTTAAATGTTTTGCCAAATCCTTCTGCCATAAACACTCTAGAAACGTCAGGCAAACTGGATACGGTCACCCCACCCAATAATCTAAGGTAGTTTAAGTCTCTTGAAGATCGAGCCATTCGCGTCCAAATATTGTCTTCAGAAAATCCATAGACTCCGCGCATTCTATCTCGCATGCCTGAAATGTCACGAATATCTGCATCTCTTTGCTTTCCTAATCTAAGGCTTTCTTTAGGTGTAGGGGCTACCTCCATCTTATCTTCATACCAACGGCTAATGTCACGAATTTCAGCAGTCATATTTACATCGCCAAATTCCCTAGTCAATTCAACATCGGCAGCTACATTTTGCAAAAACCGTGAACCTAAAGTTTCAATGTCGTTTTCTAAAAATTCCTCAATAATTGCATCATCAATTTGGAAGACTCTGTTTCTCAGCGGGCCTCTTAAAGCTGTTCCTTGTATTCCCTTGTTATTTACGCCTCCACCTGGAGAGCCATCACCTAGCTTCCAATCATAAGGAAGTCTGCCATCGGGAGTGTTAGTAATTCTAGTGGCTATTTGTTTTGCAATATCGTTGTAGTCTTCTGGCTCAAAGTCTTTGCCTTTTTTAAACTCTGCCTTATCTATGATGGCTTGTAATCTAGCAATTTCTTTTGTAGTTTTACTGGTTACTTCGGCTTTGTTAAGCTCATCTATTTGCCTAGAAGCTGCGCTTGCTTCGTTAAACAATCTTTGATCTTTATCAGCCAGCCAAGTAGATACCTTTCTAACAAACTGCGGGTATTTGGCGTTAATCTTTTCTTTATTCCAAACGCGGTTAAGGTAGTTGTTAGCTGTATGAATCTCTACATCTTCAGGCAATAACTTTAAAGCTACCATTTCATCTTTTAGAGGAGTGTAAAGTTCGGCATTCCACATGTCAGCAGAAGATTTAATCTGAGGAACATCGCTGTCTCCAATTCTAATAGCACTAGCTACAGCTTCATTAAACTTTTGACGCGGCAATTTACCACCAGACTTTTTGTACTCTACAAAAAATTCTTCGTTTCTTTCAATGGCAGTACCAAGCTTTCCTCTATGAGACATAGCTAAAGATTCAGCCGCTTGCAGAATATCGCCATCCATTTCAATGGGATTCTCAGCAAGACGAGATGCAATAATTCTAGTAAAAGGATTTTCGCTAGTAATTGTCCTAGACAAAGGGTCAAAGCCAACCCAATCTACAAGTTTCCGAGCAATCTTTCCTTTAACTTTTGTGTCTTTAAATGTTTTTGCAGCACCAACACTGTCAGTACCAAAAGCAGGAACGTCTGCATCGTCAATAACAGAGTTAACACCAGCAGCTATTTTTGGCTCTACATCCATAACGTCTACTAATGCTTCAACAAATTTTCCGTCAGCACCTGCACCAGACATTTTTGCAATAGATACTCCAAGAACTCCACTTAAAAAAGTAGACGCAGAAACATTAATTGCTGATTCACCAAAAGTTCTAGTAAGTTGTTGAGTATGCAAAGCCGCTTCTTGCACAGCAGTTTCTGCACCAATAACACTGCCTGTTACCATAGCTGAACTAAATATACTTCTTCCAGCTTTATAGGTATTGGCTACAGCCCCACCAATAGTTAAAAAAGAAATAGGCTCAAAAATCATTACAGGAAGCCCTAATGCAACACCTGTAGCACCAGCTCGCGCCATAATGTCTTTGTCTGCTCTTTCTTTAGCTACCTGTCTTCTAGTTGCTAAAATTTCGTCTTCATTATCGGCATACAAGGCTTTTGACACAAAAGCTTTATCAGACTTTTCTTCTTCAGTAAAAAAAGAATATGCATCAAAATCAGGGTTGTCTTTTGTTTCAGGCAATCCTATTTCTTTGTTTAACGCAGAACCAATAATATTTTCTTGTCGCCAATAAGCTCCTAAAGTTTCCGTAACAGTAGGCTCTTCTTGAGTGTCTAATACAGGTTCGTAAGCAGCTTTATTTAGCAAGCTTAACGATTCGTCTGAAGGAACAAAGGGCATCTTAGTTACCTTGTGTTAAAACATTAGTTATAGGTTCGCCAAAGTAATGGTTAAAAATAATTTCAGCATCTACAGGGCCAACTTTATCAACAACAATTTTATATTTATCCTTCCATTGTTTTGCAACAGTCTTGTCTGAAAGCATTTCCGAAACCATGCTAGAGCTTATAGGTCTTGGCAGCATTGCAAAGTCTTCAGGAATTACGCCTTTTTCTTGTTCTTTCTCTGTAGCAGAAGGAGAAATTATTACAGCTCCAGCAACAGGCGCTTGCACATCTTGAAATTCAACTAGATTTTCATTAATCATGTCGTCTATTTCTTTCATTTCTTTAGCAAGGTTTTGTTGTTTTTTACCTGCTTGTTTCATAGAGGCAACGTAGTTATCGCTGGCTTCTGTAACAGAATCTACTACATAGTCATACGCATCAGCTATTTGATTAAGACCCCATTCAGCGCCAGTTTGATCTATAAGTATTTTAACATTCTCAATAGTAATTAATGA